CGATGATGTCAACGCCGCTTGAACAGCATCCCGACTATAAAATGTGTTGGAATTACTTTCTTGCCGCCCGCGATGACGCATCAAGCAATCCGCAATGGTGGGCAAACGTAACGACCCCGATTCTTGGAGCGAACGCCGAATATTACAAATGGCTTTCTTCCGCCGGGGAACTTCCCGTCGGTTTTGATGCGGACGGTCATTATTGGTCGATCATCAAGAACCCGACAATGCCGGGGGTTACAAGTTATGACGTCGCAATGTACACACAGACGGAATCGGCACGTTTCCGGTCTTATGCGCTTGCCGCCGCCGATGTCGCCGGAAAATTGAACAAGGTGTTCACGCATCCGACAATCGACCCCGGTTTCTCCGGCGGTTCTTGGAAGTGCGACGGTGCTTCTATTTCTTGGACTGGCGATTATTGGATTGCAACTCTCACATACACATATTCGAAACTCGGTTGGAATACGACGCTTTATAATACCCCCGTCAACCCGTAAAGGATGAAACAAAATGCAAGTTCCCCGTTTGCCTGTAACGGGCGAAAATCTGAAAAAATATGTTGTCGAAACGCTCCGGTCGATTATCGCTTATCTGAACGCATCGAGAATCAGACCCGGAACGGGAATCAAGGTGGACGAAACGCCGTGCGGAACGGTGATTTCGCTTGCCTCGCGTTCCGTTTCTGCTCAAAATCTGAATCAAGGCGGCGAAACAGAAGTTGAAGGCGGTTTCGCAATCTCCGTTTCGGGCGGAAGCGGCGGCAATCCTTACGTCGTTTCGCTCAATGTTGAAGCCGGGTCGAACATTACGCTTTCCGGCGGAACGAACGGGAATCCGCTTATTATTTCCGCGACTGGCGGCGGAGGCGGAGGGGGCGGCGGTCTTCCGTTCCCCGATTATGCCGCATTGACAACTTCTTCGTCTTCCGGAACAGTGCTTTCGGACAGTACGCCGTTCACGGCGACATCTAACGGTTGGTTGCGTGTTTCGATTCGGAACGACAGCAATCTTTCGGACGGGTGTTTCCGGTTGATTCTGAACGGGGCGGACATCGGTTTTTATCAGTATCGGACGAACTCGCCCGGTATCACGCGATTTGTCTATATTCCGTCCGGAACAGTTGTCGAATATTCCTCGCCTTCTTCGTCAACTTTCGTGAAGTTCGCTCCGGGTATCGGAAGCGGCCTTCCCGCCCCGATTTATACCGCAATGACGGGTTCGGGGGCGTTGGATAAAGGCACGAATTACACGATACCGGAAGACGGGTGGATTCGCATTTCGATTCGGAACGACAGTAATCTTTCGGACGGGTGCTTCCGAATTTACTTCGACGGGGTAGACATCGGTTTTTATCAGTATCGAACGGGTTCTTGCGGTGTTACGGATTTCTTACCGATTCAAGCCGGAACAGTGTTCCGATACGAAACGTCTTCAACTTCAACTTATGTGAAATTCGACCATGTATTTTCTTAACCTTCAACATATCAACATAAGGAGTTCAAACAATGGGTTACTTTGACCGTTGGGGAAACTGGCAGGGGGACTTAATGTCCGCTCCCGGACGTACCGTCCCGTACATCGTTTCTGAAGAAGGCAATGTCATTTACATTTGCTATGACAACAAACCGATTCGGGGAATCAAGCGAATCACGAAAACGCAGTCCGGCGCGATCAAAACGACGACGATTGAAATTGCCGTCGGTGCTTGGGATGACCGGGCAACGCTCAACTACGTTCCCGTGAATGAAGCGATTCCCGAACCCGAAGCATAAGGAGGAAACGTCATGGTTTACTACGATTTCATGTATGAAGATCTTCTTGCCGGAAACGAAGACGGCGGCGGGGGCGGCGGTTCTTCCGTCTTCGTCTATGGTTACGACCACAATCTTTCCGTTTCGTCCGGGTCTGAAATGTTCAAGGCGGTTGTCCTCGAATCCGACCAGTCAACTTATCTTTACCCGTCTTCGTTCTCGCAGATGCCTTGTCATGCGGTGCGGCCTTGCGTGATGTCCGATTGCGCGGAACGCACGATTGCGTATTATCTGAACCCGTCCGACATCACGAAGAAAACGGACGGCACAGCGGCAGACCTCACAGGCGGCGACGGAGACGTCATGGTTGAATATCCGGTCAGTTATTACCGAATCGACACATACATTGACGCCTCGAACAATCCGCACGAAGTTTTCCTTATGTCCCGTCAGCCGTTCGGCGGTTCGGCCATTTGGCCGGGGTTCTACATTTCCCCCGGCGGGGCGACGGCGCGGAATCAGTACGTCGGAATGTATCAAGGCCGCATCGACGGTAACGGGAAACTTCGTTCGATTTCGGGCGTTGACCCGACCGTTTCCAAATCCGCACGGCAGTTCAATCAAGCCGCAGTTCTGAACGGGGGCAACCTCACGAACGATTTGATGTATCAGTGGATTTTCCATTTGCTCATCGTCGAACATCTTTCGTGCAACAGTCAAGCCGCCGTTTCTGTCGGGTTCGTCAATATGTGCGGTTCTTGGCTTTCGACTTGGCCTCGCAAGACCGGAAGAACGAACGCCCTTCCGTATGAAGGCGAAGTTCTCGCCGATGAACACACGGGAGGCGCGGACGTTGACTTGATTCCCCGTTGGAATAGTTCGATCACGACCGAAAACAAGTCTTGGGCGCGAGACCCGGCGACTGACGGGGCAAGTTCCTATTCTTGGAAGAACGGAAGTTCGTATCGCTTCACGGCGTCCGTCGAACCCGCCGCCGGGGACAAGACCTATTCGGACAATGCGCTTGCAACCGAAGTCGGAACTGTTACGTCTCTTTCGCTTCCGGTCAAATGCGTTGCTTGCAAATATCAGATTGAAAACCCGTGGGGTTCTCTTTGGAAACAACTTGCGGGCGTTCAGAAGTATCAGAACGCAACCGAAGCGGACATCACCTCGGACGGAATCAAATTCTTCCGGTATGAAGACGGCGACAAAATCGAAAGCGACGTGCATGTTTCGTTCGCGTGGAAATCGGAAGGCGGCGTTGTCATTTGGACTGCCGCTTCACATCCGGCGATCAATGCGGCGACGTTCGCCGATGAAGACTTGACAACGAACAGAAGCAAGCCCGTTACGGCGTTCGACGATGATTATTCGCAGTCCGGTTATTGGTTCACGACCGACACGGACAAATATTCGCTTCTTGACGATTCCTCGAACCCGCTTCCGCCCGGTGCGGATCATTCCCCGTTCCCCGCGATTGGCTACACGCCGGGGTCTGTCGCTTGGGTTTCGCATTCCTGGCCTAAAGGCGGCGGATATGTTCGGAGTTGGAACGCACGTTCGTTCTATCCGACAAATGTAACAGGCGCGGGAAGTGGAACGTATCTCGCAGACAACTTCTATAATGATGCGAACGGGGGTGCGCGGTGCGTGTTGCGCGGCGGTTACGCGGCCGGCGGTCTGCACGCCGGGTTCGGTTACGTTTACGTCGGCTACGGCGTCGGTTATGCGGGCGGCATCTTCGGGGGGCGTCTCTCTGCATAAAGCGGGAACGGGAACGGCGAACCAGTGAACAAGCAAACGAGGAATCAAGCAGTCGAAAACGAACCCCCCGCGAAAGCGGGGGAAAAGTGATTCAAAGGTCAAAACAAATGGGTTATTGCGAAATGCTCCTTGCCCGTGCGCGGTGCGTGTTGCGCGGCGGTAACGCGAACAACGGTCTGAACGCCGGGTTCGGTTACGTTAACGTCAACAACGACGTCGGGAATGCGAACGGCAACAACGGGGGGCGTCTCCATGCGTCTTATTTGCAATCGTGGTAACTCATCACCGGAAACAAGGTGAATTAATGTTCCGACAAGAATTAGTAAATCCGCCCCGGCGGAAACTGAACGTTCACGGAAAACGCAGAGACTTTGACAATGAAACGAATCCATGACATTTTCGACGAAGTGATTTCAATTCGAATACTTGTTCTTGCGCATCAGAAGTTGAAGAAGAAGGGCAAAAAAGCCCTTCGGAAAGCAAAGGCGTTTGAACGGGCTTTCTGCCGAAACATTCTTGCGCTTTACTTCGCATTGAAAAACGGAACTTGGAGAATGCACGGTTACAAGCACATAGTCAGAACCGAAAGCGGCAAACGGCGCGAAATCGACTATTCTTCCGATTGGGGCGATCTCGTCGTTCAGTGCGCAATGGGAATGACAATCGGCAAACGCCTTCTTGCAAGCCTTATTGATGACACGTTCGCCGGAATACCCGGACGGGGAATCAAACGGGCGATTCGAAGGATGTTCCGCCGTGTTCGGGCAATCCCCGAATCGTTGCCGCTGTTCGTGTACAAAATCGACATGCGGAAATTCTATCAGTCGATAGATCATGCGACGTTGAAAGCGGCAATCCGGCGGAAAGTCAAGGACAAACGCTTGATTGCGCTTCTTGACGTCCTTATTGACAGTTACCCCGAAGAACGGGGAATCCCGATAGGAAATCTAATGTCGCCGATTTTGGCGAACTTCTACTTGAACCCGCTTGACCGTGCGGCAAAGAACCGGGGTCTTCTTTATTACAGATACAACGATGACGTCGTTGCCTTGTCCGTATCGAAAGAAGAACTTCGGAAGTTCAAGGACGAAGCACACAGAATCGCCGCCGAACTCAAACTTGAAATCAAACCGAACGAACAAATCTTCCCGATTTCCCGATTCGGTGTTGACATCATGGGTTATGTTGTTCAACGCCGAAGAATCATCGTCCGAAGGAAATCGGAACGTCGGTTTCGCCGGAACGCACGAAGGTTCACGGAACGACCGACTGCACATTTAGCCCGCTCCGTCGCTTCACAATGGGGTTGGCTAAAAATTGCGAAATCCGGTTCACGTCTGTTCAAAAATTGCGTGGGCTGTAACATCGAAAATTTTAACTCTCAATGCAAGGAGATTTTGAATCATGGTTGAACTTATCACCACAATTCCGGGCGGGCTTGTTCCGCCGTTCTCTGAAGATGAAGCGACCGAACTTCCCGTTGTCCGGGTCGAAGGGCGCGAAATCGTCATTCCGGTTCTTTGCCGGAAAGAAACCCGTTACGAATACACCGAAGACGAAGAAGAATCCGCCCGTGAAGTCGATGTCTTCCGTTTCTTCGAGGTGCGGACAAAGTATCTTGGGGGCGACGTCAACGATTACGACGCGATTTGCCGGACGCATTACGCCGGGATTCGTGAAGCCTTCTATGGTTCGCCCGAATTTCAAGCGGACATCGACTTCGACCACAAATTGACCGGACACATTCTCGCCGTGAAGGACGTCTTCAGAAAACCCGGTCAGACCGAACCGCCGGAAGGGATTGCACGTTGGGAACAGGTGAAGGCGTCGTTTTGGGCGATCATCGACGCCGTTCTTGAATCCGTGCAGAAGACCCGTGCAGACTTGCCCGCTTACTTCAACGCCGAAGAAATGAATGCTTGGGCGAGTGAAAACAGCGTTCCGGAATCGGTACGGAAGACGGCGGCGGAAGCAATCTCCGTCGTTTCGCTCGACATGCTCCACAACGGGCGTAATTGGTCGGAGTTGTTCGCGTGAGTGATATTCCCGTTCTTTCCGAAATTGTCCCGAAGACATCCATGCTCGACGGAACGAAAATGTCGCTTTCCGACATTCTGAACATCCCGCTTGTTTTCACGGGTTGGACGTTTGGTTCGTCGAAGTTCAAATCAAACACAAATAACGATATGGAGCGGATGACGCTTCAATTCGAGTTGAACGGCGAAAAACACATTGTTTTCACGTCTTCGGAAGTGTTGATTGCACAGGTGCGCGAATTTGTCCGACTTATGCCGGAAGCGACCTGTTTCAAGGCGACAATTAAACGCATCGACGGGAAGTTTCTAAAATTCGTCGGTTAAAGGTGGAATTATGGCGAAGAAGTCAAATTTCGACATTCAGAAATACACGGGGAAACTTATTTATCGAATCGAACCCGACAACGAACGGGGCGACGTTTACGTTGTTCTTCATCCGATTGTTCGCGTCGGTCTTTCCGTTCCGATTGGTTTTCGTTCTGACGGTGCATCCGTCC